ATTATTTATTAACTATTTTTAAAGTGAATTCTTATGTCAACTTGTATGAAGCATACACTGAGTTTTGGGCTGAAATTATTAATTGTTTATTTTGTAGTTTTTATATGTTAAAAAAGAAGGACAATGAAAAAGAATTTCTCTCAAACGCGGAATTTTTTATTAACTTTGAGAGAAACTATAATTTTTTTCAACTGGTTAAAATTTTAGATTTTATGGGATTGAAATATGAAGACTTGTATTCAAAAAGTTTACACAGTGAAACTCTTAGAAAAGCATTGTACAAAGAAAAAACGAATGTATTATCTTATTATGTGATCAAAACCGTTTTACTTAATGATTATTCTGATTTTTTATTATGGTGCGAAAAAAACAACTTAGCTCTAATTGCATTTAAAAAAACAATCATTAATCAAAACAAATTTTGTAAATTTATAGAGCAAAAATACAAAACACATACTATGATTGAAAATATTCATAATAGTGAATTATTTTTAGACTACATGAAAAATAGTAATAAAACTAAAAGTAAATCAAAAAAACAGTTGTTAAATAACTTATTGAATAATTTGAGGATGACTATATGTGAACTGGGTTAACTAACTATTTTATCTTTTTATTATTTATCTTTTTATTATATTGTATTATATAAAAATAAATGTCAGAATTATGTTTAGTAATTAATACATGCAAAGGGTATTTTAAAAATGTTAATGGATTAATTAATCAGATTAACAAACTTGATAGTGAAAAAATATTCCCTAGAGAAAATGTATTAATTGTATCTGGGCAAGAAGACAAAGACGACGTGGTTTATCGAAATGAAATAAAAATCGTAAAAGTAACATATACAGGCCTCCATTTAACAAGCGCTATATATATTTACGAAAATATTGATTTGTTAAAAAGTAAATTTAAATATTTTTTACTATTACCAGACACAATTAGATTTGGGAACAATTTTTTTACTAAAATATTGAAGTTGTATGAAGAAAATATCAAAAATTCAGATGCGTTAAGTTTTCCACTTTTGAATTGGACAGTTCGACCTACTATGGATATGGGTATTTTGCATTACAACTATGTTATCAACATACGTGACTATTTAAATAAAATAAAGACGTCTAAACCATATGATATGGATATTTTAAAAACACTAAAAAAACAGTTGATTTACAATGAAAACATTATTTTCGGATTACCTTCTTATTTTCCAAAAGATAAAGTTACGCAATTTAGCTATGTTTTTGATTTTGATGCGGCAAAATGTGTTAGTCCAATTATTAACAATAAAAGTGATGTAGTCGAAAAAATGATTACAAAAAATGATAGAGTTTTAAATAGAGTTTATTTTAAACCACTAGACTTGTATAAATTTCAGAGAAACTTTAGTTTGGAAGGTGAATTAGTTTTGGAATTTTAATTTTTTGAAACATTATTTTTTTAGGAAAAAATATAATATTAGTATATTTTATAAAATGTCCGTAGATTATGGAAAGTTTAGCAAATATAATACTAGTTATTATATAAATTATGCCTCAGAACCTACATTTTTAACATCAAACAACGTTACAGGTCCTACTAGTAACGACGTCTCGCTTAACGTAAACATTAAAAGAAATATAACAAACTATAGTGAAAGTAAAAAAACTGGAGATGCGTTTTATAATATTAATTTTCAAGCAGATACAAAATTGACATTTTTACAAGGCCCTTATACAGCACTACAACAATTTACAGATGATAAATCAAACAATAATTATTCAGTAATAAAGTCAGGACTTATTGAACAAACGCTAAAGCAACCTTTAAATGCAACAAATTATAGTGAAAGTCTCGTTGCACGTGTCAAGTTAGCATACGAAATAGTACAGTCTGTTATAATTGAAGACATTGTAGCAAAAAAAATATTTACATTTACCAATGTGGGTGTCACTAATAAAACACCACAACCAGGAGTGACCCCAACACAATACTTTTTAAATTTTAATAACGCTATTTTAACTATTTCTAGACCTCTGGTATAAATTTTTCAACCTTTGAGAAAGGTTGAGCCAAAACAACTTTTTGGAAAAGGTGGAGCCAAACTCTTTTGCTCTATTTTTTTTAAAAGTAGATTTTTTAAAAGTAGATTTTTGAAACTAGATTTTTGAAACTAGATTTTGCTCTACTTTTTTTAAAAGTAGATTTTTCAAAAGTAGATTTTTTGAAAACTAGATTTTGCTCTACTTTTTTTAAAAGTAGATTTTTTGAAAACTAGATTTTGCTCTACTTTTTTCAAAAGTAGATTTTTCAAAAGTAGATTTTTATATTTATATTTATATTTACATAATATAAATGAAAAAAGAAACAAAGAAACCTAAGCGTATTTTTAATTTAATTATTAAACGAATTGATCCAAAAAAAATAAACTTTGGTTCAATTAAAATAAAAACCGTTAAGTCGTTGCCACAAGTTGTAGACTTACGTCCTAGAATGCCGCCCGTATACGACCAAGGTGACTTAGGTAGCTGCGTTGCACAAACATTTTGTGGTTCATATCAATATTTAACACAATTTTATGGATCACGTTTATTTTTATATTATAATGCAAGAAAACGCCAAAATAATGTTCCATATGATTCGGGTGCTTATCTTATTGATGGAGTAAGGTCTTTAGAAAGAAATGGTTTGTGTTCTGACTCTTCTTGGCCTTATATAATTAAAAAGTTTGCAATTGAACCACCAAAAGAATGTTACGTCAGTGCATTAGAACATAAAGTAGTAAAGTGTTATAACGTACCACAAAACTTAAAGTCAATGAAAGAATATCTGAATGAAGGATATCCGTTTGCTATAGGAATTAAAATATTTTCAGAATTTGAGGGTGATGCTGTAGAAAAAACCGGAATAGTACCTATGCCTACTGCAAGTAGTAATTTAATAGGTGGACATGCTATCTTAGTTTGCGGATACAACGATTTAAAAAAACAATGGTTATTTCGTAACAGCTGGGGTGATACATGGGGTGATAATGGTTACGGTTATTTACCATATAATTATCTTACTATTCCATCACTTTGCACAGAATTATGGTGTATCACTTTAAGTAGTGGTATTAGTGAAAAATAATAATAATAATAATAGTAATAAACTATATAAAATATAATAAGTATAATTTATATAGTTTATGTTAGACCTTTATAATAAAGAATATAGCCGCGAAACTTTAAAAAAATATATTTATAGTGTGAGATTAATTGATATTTTAAAAACACAGAAATTAGATGTTACATTTATTTCACGTTATATTTTAAACACAAAGTATCAGTTATGTGAAATTGATGAATACATAAATATTGATACAGTATTAATGTACCAAAAACATATAAATAAGCAAAATTTAATAGACGCATTAATAGAATACACTTCAGACGATGATAGTGTTGATGATTTTGAAACAGTTTCTAAAAAAAAATGAAACATTTAAACGTATTTCGTAATAAATATTAATATACTGAACCCACATAATCGTAACAATGTTTCATAAACGTCTTACAGTTTCTCAACGTAAAAAAAATAAACAACATAAAAAAAAACTAATAAAAAAATATGCAAAACAACTTTGTAAAAACGAAACAAAAATTTTATCAAAAATAGAAAAATATATGCCTCAAGATATAGTAAAACTCTTGTATAGTTATATAAATATTAATGTAAAATTCAATTTGTCGCATTATAAAGAGTTGTTTTCAAAATTTATTTATGACTACAATAATAAAACACAACTTTCTTTGGTATTTAAAGGTTTTCCACATTTTAATTACTGTTCCCATGAAAACACTGCTTCTCCTTTGAGAGAAATGTTAAATAAAATACCTCTAGATAAGTTACAAAAATATTTGTACTTTGGTACTCATAGTAAGTATTTCAATATAGCATTTCCAGAAGAACCGAATATACAAGAATACATTGCTGCGAGTTATAAAAATAACAACATTTTAACTACAAACGAGAAAGTAATAAAAAATATACGCAATAATTATATTTTTGAAATATTAGACTTGTTGAGTTACTTTGCTACAAAAACAAATGAATATTATTCGTTACACTTTGATGATAATTTTTTAGAAAACTATAAAAATAAATATTTATATCAATTGGACTTAATAAGTAATGTATATAACTATGAAAAATATCATAAACAAAGCGAGCAGCTTTGCAAAGAAAATGAAAAAATCTCTAGAAGAATAATATTAAGTATTTTATATATTTTTAAAAAATATGGCACGAAGAATGTTTAGAAACATAAAGTAGAATTTATGTCAATTAGTTTTCCTGAACTTAACTGTGGTATTTGAGTGTACCCATTTTTTTTTAAATATTTACGCATTCCCAATAATATTTTTTTCCATGTTAAATATTTTTGTGGTATATTATTACAACAATATAAAAATGCAGCCGTCATTGCCCCACTATACTTACTATCAATATAAGAATCCGAACTAGTTTGTTCATCATCACACCCACTTATCATAATTACAGTTCCTCTTGTTTCCTTTTCTTTATCATTAACTGTTAGTTTATTTTCATTTAAGCTGTCTAAGTATTGATATTTTAAATCGAGAACAGAACCGCTATAACAACTATCAAATAAACAAAACAGCGTGACATCTTTTTTTAAATATTTTGCAATAATTGAATTTAATTCATCATCTTTTATCGACTTTAAATCACATGAAACAATCATTTGATCGTAGCCTCGTAGTTCATCATTATTTTCATCTAAACAATACGACCCATGACCACTGTACATTAATACTATTGTATCTCCCGATTGTGAGTTAATTAAAATTTTAATTAATCCATCAATTATATTCGATTTTGTGGAGGTTTGTGCATTTGAATTATCATCAGTTAATAAAATTATATTAGTAAAGTCTTTACTTATTAAAAAATTTTTTATTGAATTTACATCGTTTATACAGCCATTTAATTGATACTTTGAACCGTAATAGTTACTACCAATTAACAATGCTGATTTATTGTTGCTTTTGTTTATAGTAATATTATTTGTTAGAAACTTATTATGTGGATCATTAACTTCTTTAATTTTATGATTATATCTGTTAATTAGATATTTCATTAAGTTTATTTTTTTTGTCTCTTCTAAATTACTGTTATTACATAGTAGTAATGCTTTTTCATAGTTTTTATTTATTTCGGATGTTATATTATTTTTATAATTCATTAATATAAATATAATAATATTATATTTAGAATTTTGAATATTTATAATATTTATAAATATTATACATGGTAAAAAAAGAAGACTGTTCTTGTAAAAACCACGCTGCTTCGACAACGGAACAAAAAAGTAAAACAGTAAAGCACCATGAAACTCGTCAAAAATTTACTGCGTCGTCAAAATACGCAAAGGCAACATATATTGTAAATAATAATAATGATAGTATTCGTGTAAAGGTAAAATTTAATAATTTAAAGGGTGTAAGTGCGATACATATTCATGCTAATGACAACGGAAGTCCTGGACCAATTATTGCATGGTTAGTAACATCAAACGAATGGCAATTAGGCGTTACTCAAAATACTCCTGGTGAAAATTTACCTTGTTGTAGCTCAACTAATAAATTATGTTCATTAATTGCTCCAGAAGAAACACCATATACAGAAAATGTTCAAAATACAACGGTTACTTTTGACTTCAAAAAAGATTTTTGTGGAAACAAATGTCCTTGGATTAGTGATGGTACATTTTTAGTTATTCATGGTTATAATTTTCAAAAAATTATTAATGGTTGTCCTACGAATGAAGTACCTGGTATTGATGTTCTAGAAGCAGTTCCTTTTACACTTGTAAAAGATGATAAATAATGATAATTTTATATTTTTTTATAAAATTATAGAATGTTTTTAGGTTAGTTTTATTTTATTTTTTATGGTTTGGTATGCATTATTTATTTATTTTTTTTATTTTATTTCATTTTAGACAGCTGCAACTGCAGCTGCAACTGGGTCCTTGTTTGCCTTAGCAAAATGGTGGCTCATGTACTTTTGAAGATTGAAATAAGTAAGTTCATCAGTCTTCTTTAGCTTTAAAAGAGTAGCTAGTTTAGTATCAGGGTGGATCTTGCGGCCATTCTCCTTATCTTGAAGGTTGTGAGCACGGATGTACTTGTTTACATCGCGTGTTACATCGGTTCTGGCCATTTCAGTTCCTGATGGCTTGTCTAAAAACTTGGCAAGTTCATCTGAAATACGTGTTGGCTTTACAAAACCAGATGGAGCACGGTTTCCAGCCTTTCTCTTGCGCTTTGAGTTTTGCTTTTGTGCAACCTTAAGTTCACGTGACCACTTCTTCTCTAGAGCACGGTATTCAGTCTTTAAAGATGAAATAACTACGCTTAGTTGCTGTAGCTTGGCAGCAAACTCAAGTGATTGATCAGCTAGAGCAGCTTCAACGTCAGAAACAACAGTCTCTTCAACAGGAGCAGATTGTTCTGCGACAACAGGAGCAGCCTCAACGTCCTTAGCAACCTTTGGTGCCTTGGTCTTCTTTACCTTAGGAGCACTTTCAGTAGAAACAACCTCTTCGGTTGGAGCAGTAGTAACAGGTGTGACTTGTTCAGTCTCAGCAGTCTTAGATTTAGTTTGTCTAACCATCTTATTATACTATAGATAAACAAGTAGTTTTTAAGTGATTTAAGACAAATAATATATATTGTGAGCATAATATAAGTAAAATAATATCTGGTTCTTAAAAATTAAAAATACGCAACAGATTGGAACAACCATGGTAGTGACGACGCTGCAGTATCATTTACTAAAGTTAAAGCTGCTAAAACATAGTATGCTCCCAATGTTTTACTATCTCTATCAATTCCATCATTCACAAATTTTTCTAAAATGTCTAAAATAAATTTTTTGACATTCAACAAGTCATGTTCATTCGTAATATATGACATATTTAACCCTCTAAATGGATCTCCTACTGGTGGACATATTTTTTGCTTAATTTCTTGTGATAATTGTGCCCTGTAATTCCATATATCACTTAATTCTCTCAAAAATTTTATTAGCTGATTTCTGTTTAATGATAAAAACCATTCGGGTGAACTATAATTTCCTAACTCATCTATATTTTGAAACAACGACAAAGCTTTTAATTCGATTGTTTTTTTATTCGTTACAACACCAATATTTGTCTCGAACTCTAAATTAATTTTTATTTTTAATAATTTGCTTGTTCTAACAATCATCTTTAAATCAATCATTACGAAACTTGGAATTTTATTTCTATTGTATGGATTAATACCGCCTATTTTATTATTATTTATACTATCATTACTTTTATAAATTAAATTATAAATAGATGATATGTCAAATCCATATATTCTACCATCAACATCTTTAAAGCTATAAAACTGACCATAATGCAAATCTTTCAGATCCTCCATTGTTACGAAGTCAGTGTTATTCGTGCATATTTCTCTCCTGTGTAGTGCAGGACCAAAGAACAAACTGAACTTTCTTTGCAAACGACCTCTAAATATTTTTTGAATTTTTACAATATAATGTGATAAATAAAGAAATACAAAAATGCGGTTCATCAATTCTTTTTTATTACCACTTAATTTTAACTTATAAAACTTAGCAATTGTTTTTAGTTGTTGTATATTGTAATTGTTCTCAGTCAACTCATTATAATTATTAATTGTTAAAATAGCTAATTGTTCATTATCAATCTTTTTTAGTTTTTTATTGAAGCGCATTTGTTTTTCACTTTTCATAACCAAATTTTCCATAAACTTATCTATTGAAGTCATTTTAAAAAATAATATATATATATATAACTATAGATTAT